TGTACGGCGATGCGGAAAATACAGCAGATATAGATGTTAATGCACAGCGTGACTGGCTTGCACAAAAATATGATATATCCGAGTACAGTGATGAACAGATTCGTAAGGCAAAGACGGGCAGTTATGTCTTTGTAACGGCGGATGTAACATTCTGTGATTCAATAGAGGATTTGAAATTTTCTATAAATATGGAGTAAGGGAGGCAGTAAACAATGGCAGGAGAAAGAAAGCTTCCCGCTGTCGGAAAAGTAATCAGCGGTACGCACGGCTATTTTTGGTGGAACAACAGTATTTGTTATGAAATAACTTCATTTGAAGCAAAAATCAAAACAAACCGTGAAACGATAAACTTTTCGGGGCAAATGTGGGACGACAGTAAACTGATGGGTGTGTCCGGTACTTGGACAGCGAAAATAAAAAAGATTTATTCAAGAGGCAAAACGTATGCGGAGAAACTTTCAGCGGGTATTGACGAGCGATTGTCGCTTATATCAAAATTGGAGGACCCCGATAACGGCGGTATAGAAAGAGTACAGCTTATGTCATGCTGGCTTGATGAACTTACACTTCAGGCATTTGAGAACGGAAAAATTACCGAAGATGAATTTTCGGGCGGATTTGTCGGATTTAAGTATCTTGATACAATCGCTGACCCGTGTGTATAAAAAGATTGTATTTTTAATGATGGGGACACTAAAAAATGACGGCTATACAGCTGGTTTTTTATTAAGAAAAAAGGAAGGGACACTAAAATGAATAAGGCTACAAAATTAACATTAGCAGAACTTTTACGACGTAAGGAGCAGATGATTGCGTCAAAGACAATTAAAAAGACAATGGATTTATATATCAAGTCCATTGATTCGGTTATAACGATTGAAGAACCGGACGGAGCACTTTGCCGTGATGCAAATGATATGGAGGCGGGCGAGGGTGATAAATATATGTGCTATGAATGTATTAAAGAACCTGACATTAAGTCGAAGGAAGTACAGGACGCATTCGGCTGTGCAGTGCCTATGGATATTGTTGAAATTATATTTGCACCGGGAGAAATACCGCAGATTGCGATTGAGTGTATGAAACTTGCCGGATATATGGGCGGTGTGGAAGCTGTAAAAAACTAATACAGACGGACGGTGACCTGCAGCTTATTCATTTCTATCTTCAAAAGGGATTTGATTGGGACAGGCTTGCAAGGTTATCACTGTCTGAAAAAATATTTTTAAAGGCGAGTATGGAGCTTGCTGTGGAAGAGGAGACGGAGAAGTATAAGGCGTTATTGGGGAGTGGGTGACGTAAAAATTGGCTCGTAATATAGGTGCAACTTTAAGCCTTAATAACGGTAATTTTTTCGTCAATATGAAGTCCGCTGTCAATGCGAGCAATAACCTTAGAAACAGTTTAAACGGTACAACGTCGGGAATGAAAAACTTCGGAAATCAGTCTTCCGGAGTAGGCGGGGTTATAACCTCGTTGGCATCTAAGGCGGCAGTAGCCGTAGGAGCATTTGTCGGTGTACGTCAAGCGATTGACTTCGGCAAAGATGTAGTGAATACCGGCAGAGAGTTTGAACAGGGAATGGCAAACGTATCCGCAATCTCGGGAGCAACAGGTGCAGAACTGACTGCACTTTCCGAGAAAGCAAAGGAAATGGGTGCTAAAACTAAATTTTCTGCAATAGAAGCGTCAGAGGCTATGTCATATATGGGTATGGCAGGCTGGAATTCATCGCAGATGATTGACGGTATTGCGGGAATAATGAACCTTGCCGCTGCGAGCGGTGAGGAATTAGCCGGTGTATCTGATATTGTAACCGATGCCTTGACCGCTTTCGGACTGAAAGCAAGTGACAGCGGTGAGTTCGCTGATGTTTTGGCGGTTGCATCGTCAAAGTCAAATACAAATGTATCTTTGCTCGGCGAGTCCTTTAAAAATGTTGCGGCGACTGCGGGTGCAATGGGATATTCAATGAAAGATACCACCACAGCACTCGGTCTGATGGCAAATGCCGGAGTTAAAGGTTCGGACGCAGGTACTTCTCTGAGAGGTGTTATGACAAGGTTGGCGAAACCTACCAAAGAAGTAGATGCGGCTATGTCGGCTTTGGGGATTTCTGCAGTAAATACGGACGGCAGTATGAAACCTTTATCTGTACTTATTCCCGAACTTCAGACACGCTTCTCAACACTTACCGATGCTCAAAAAGGTCAGTATGCAACAATGATTGCCGGAAAAAATGCACTGTCGGGATTTCTGTCAATCGTGAATGCAAGTCCTGATGATTTTTACTCATTGTCTGACGCTATAAATAATTCGGAAGGTGCGGCTTTAAAAATGGCTGACACTATGAATGACACGGTAAGCGGTAAACTCACACTTTTAAAGTCTCAGTTCGAGGGTGTGAAAATTGCGATATTTGATGCACTCGGTTCATCACAGTTCAAAGGCGTTCTTCAGTCTATGTCTGACGGACTCGGTGCATTAACTCCCGCTATTTCTTATGTTACTGTTGCAATAGGAAACGGATTATTTTCTGCAATTCAGACAATTTATAATACCGCAAGTACAGTATTTAACGCTGTAAAGAATGCAATCGAAAATAATCAGCCGGCAATAGAACGACTTCATAATGCGTTTGATAATGTCAGGAACAGCATTGTAAACGCATTCAGCGGAAACGGTACTGAATTAATTCAGACACTTGCAAATGTAGTAGTACCGAATTTGTGCAATTCACTTGTGGCAGTGATGAATATTGCTTCGGGTGTAATATCCGCTGCAAGCACACTTTCACCTGTGATTGCCGGAATTGCCGGAGCGGTAACCGCATATAAAATTGCTGTTGCGGCTGCAAATGTAGTCGAGGGGATAAGAAACGGACTAATTGCATTTTCTGCTGTCATGACAGGAACGCAGGCGGCTGCTTTTGCACCGCTTACAACTGCGACTATCGCTCAAATTGCCGCAACTCAGGCACTTAATGTGGTGACGGGAGTGTTCGGTGCAATAATGACGTTTGTCACATCACCGATAGGTCTTGTTGTTATTGCTATCGGTGCGGTTATTGCGGTGGGTGTTCTGCTCTTTAAACATTGGGACAAGGTAAAGGAAACAGCAAAAAATCTCTGGAACGGTATAAAGAATGTGTTCAACGGGATAAAAGATACAGTTTCAAATGCTTGGGGTAAAGTCAAGGAAACTGCAGCAAATGTTTGGGACGGTATTAAAAATACGGTATCAACAAAACTGAATAACATCAAGAATTCCTATCAGGAACACGGCGGAGGAATAAAAGGTGCAGTCGCCGGTACTATGACAGCAATAAAAGAATATTACAAGACCGGCTATGATGCAATAAACTCTCTTACAGGCGGAAAACTCGGACAGGTTGTCGAGAGTGTAAAAACAAAACTTTCTCCTATACTGAATACTGTCAAAGAAAAAGTATCAGGCATAAAAGATGTATTTGGCAGTGCCTTTTCAAAAGCCTTTGAATTTGTGAGAAATTCATATAATGAAGGTGCTTTGAAACCGATAGTGGATAAATGCATAAGTGCATTTAACGGAATAAAGACAAAAATCAGTGAGAAGTTTAACGGGATTAAAGAAACTGTCGGAGAAAAGTTATCGTCAATCGGTGATGCCGCAAACGGAATAAAAAGCAAAATCGCAGAGAAATTTACTTCGGTAAAAACCGCAGTCACTGAAAAATTTGCAGAAATCAAAACTTCGGTAAGTACAGCACTTGCTCCGGTTAAGAATGTAATTTCAGGTATTGTAAATGACGTCAAAGCAACTGTCGGAAAAGTTATTGACGGCATTAAAAATCAAGTATCCGATACCGTCTTAAATATACAAACGGTAATATCAAATATTATAGGCGGAATAAAGCAGAATTTTCAAATGTTCTTTGATAACATAAAATCTGTTTTTGAAAATATAAAAACGGCAGTGTCAGGAATATTTGAAGGCATTAAAACAACAATATCCGGTGTGTTCCAAGTGATAATCGGTATATTTACATTGAACACAGAAACTATAAAAAACGGTGTGCAGAATGTGATAAGCGGTATTACGTTAATAATTGACGGTGCGAAGAATGTTATAATAAATATTTGGAATACGATAACATTATCCGCAGGACTTGCTTTTGACAATATAAAGACGGTTGTAACGAATGTTACAGAAGGAATTAAAACAGTAATAGACAGCATACGAACAACATTTCAGAATGTGTTTAATTCAGTCAAAAACACAGTGTCAGGCGTCTTTAATTCAATAAAGAGTACAATAAGCAATGTATGGAACGGGATAAAAGGTATTATAAAAACTCCGCATATTGTGCAGACGGGAACTATCAGTATTGCCGGTATCAATACACCGATACCGAAACTCGGCATACAATGGTACGCAAAAGGCGGTATTATGACACGTCCTACAATGTTCGGTATGAACGGCGGTTTCCCTATGGTTGGAGGTGAATCCGGAGCAGAGGCAATTCTTCCACTCGACAGATTTTGGAACACACTGCAGAACTATATGAAACCGGTGTCTGCGAATGAGAAACCAAGCATAATAAACCAGATAAATGTTACTGTGTATTCAAACGGCGAAGATGATGATACTTTGGCAAACAAGGTGGCAAAAAGAATTGTTGAAGTGTTGGAGAATATGTGATTTTTGTGGCTGTCAGCTCATGACGGCTTTTTTCTTTGCAGTTTTTTAGGTCGGAGGTGCGAATTTGGATATATATTTGAGCGTAAATAACAGAGCGGATATATTGAAAATTCCCGTTTTGCCGTCACAGTTTACCATAAGCAAACCACAGTCAACCGAAACATTTGAAACGGTATCGCACGGCGAACTTATGCTGATAGGAAGTCCGAAATTAAAAAGTATTTCTATTTCAAGCTTTTTCCCGATAAGAGATTATCCGTATCTGCGTGATAAGTCAATGAAGGGGTGGGAATATGTATATAAAATTGATACATGGATAGACCTGAAACTTCCTATACGCCTCATTATTACAGAAACACCGATAAATATGGCTGTTGCGGTCAAGGACTTTAAATACACAATAAAGACAGACGGTGACCTTTGGTACACACTTGATTTAGAGGAGTTTAATCTTCTGAATTATGAGGACCAAAGCAATGCGGAGGATGAAATTGATATGGAAGAACTTAATAAACTCAAAGAACAAGTTACATACCTTGTAGGACTTGTTGAAACCCTTGCAAATCCAATGATATATAACTATATTGATGAAAACATGCCGGAATGGGCACGAAAGAGTGTCCAAAAGGCTGTTGACAAGGGTGTACTCAGCGGAACGGACGAAGGATGGAATTTAAAATATGATGATTTGCGTGTAATTGTGTGGTTGGATAGATTGGGGCTGCTTGAATAATGTCATCGGGATTTGATGTTGCGGAACGTGCAAGAAAAGAAATGCAGGAAATAGGGGGCAAGTGCGGAAATAACAATAAATATACTCATTGGTATTCCGACAATGTTGAAAATATAGGATATAACTTTTGGTGGTGTGCGGCGTTTGTAAGCTATGTTGTAAGACAGTGCGGTGTTCCGACAAGTATAGTTCCTAATTACTCATATTGCCCTAACTGTATTGATTGGGCACGAAAAAACGGCAGACTTCATTCAAAACATCAAGTTACAAGTGGTACATATACACCTCACGCAGGAGATATATTTCTGCGTGAGGGACATACAGGAATAATTGTTTCCGTAAGCGGTAACAGTTTTACTACTGTTGAAGGCAATACAGGAGGGACAAGCAACTGCAGAACTGTGGGAAGTCATACATGGAGCTTTTCAGGCGGTAATTATGATTATGTGTTTAATCCGGAATACTCCGATAAGTCAAACGGAACATCATCTTCCGGAAGTATGGAAAGCTATATGTATTCGGAAAATTCATACGGCGGAGAAAAAGAACCTAC